TTATAAACTTTTTAGTGCAGTTTCATAGAATGAGACTGCTTTTTTTGCGTTCTCTTTTGAGAGGTGGCTATAAATGTCCATAGTCATGGATAAAGTGGAATGTCCTAAACGGTGCTGAAGTTCCTTGTAAGGTATTCCAGAGTTAAGCAAGAGACTAGCGTGAGTATGTCTGAAACCATGAAAGCCTATATTAGTTACCTTTGCCCGTTTAAAGTGAGTTCTTAACCGAGTCTGTAAGGTTCGATTATTAGGGTACTCATGAATAAAGTCAGAAAATACCACAGTTTCAGAGCGCCCAAGTTGCCAAGCTTCTTGTACTTGTCTGTGTTTGTACTGCTTCAGCATACTAACAGTCGCTTGATCTATATCTATATCCCTAAGACTTGATTTTGATTTTGGACTATTAGTTTCTTGTTTGTAATTTAAAGTCTTTGTGATATGCACAACGGCATTATCTAAGTCAATATCAGACCAGGAAAGAGCTAAAGCTTCATTGATACGACAACCAGTAGCAAGTAAGAATTTATAAAGTGTATTCTCGTAGTAATAACGAAACTTATTCAAGTTTAAACTATCGAGATAATCAAGAAATTTTTTTAATTCCTGGTTATCAAAGTGCTTTACTTTTTCTCGATTTGCTTTTTGTGTGTTGCGAGGTAATATTACCTCACGAGCAGGATTAAAAGATATAGCTTGCATAACTACACCATACTGTAAAATACGCTTATTTAGAGCGTGTAAGCTATCGTAATATAGAAATGCCCCCTCTTCCCCTTTATTGGTTTTGTCAGCAAGTTTGTTGATTATGCTTTGAATAAGTGGGGTAGTTAGTTTATCCAGCTTGTAAGCACCGAATAAAGGTAAGATATGGTTATCTAGTAACCTTCTAACGTTTAACTGTGTGTTAGGTTTTACTGTATGTTTGTAGCTTTCCCACCAGAGAGCAGCAAGCTCTTTGTAAGTTGTAATGGTTGACGCCTGAAACCTGGTAGATCCATTTTGTAAAAAAGCAATTTCAGCTTCTTTTGTCTTTTGCTTAAGTTCTTTTTTTGTCCTTCCAGTTATGCTTGTTTTTACATCTTTGCCAGTAACTTTATCAATACCAAGATAGACATTAGCACGATATACTATTGAACCGTCTTTTTTTGTGATTTGTTTGATTTGCATTGTATTCCTTTCCATCAGCAGGCAAGCAATTAGAAAAGGTTTTGAGTTTATACCATGCGAGGAGCTACGCGAATGCCCCTATTTTCGATTTTAAGCAGTCAGACGGTATATATTGTACCAGAATAGGAAACAAGGCAGATATGGGGCTTATTCTTCGCTTTTTTCTTGGTTTGTAAAATGATATTCATCTTTTTCATCTAATGGAAAGGGATATATCTGGTTTACTCCAAAAGTTTCATCAGAAGAGACTAGCAAGTTAAATATTAGGACTAGATTTCTATCCTTTACTTTCATATCTTCGTCTGATACAAATTGGACAAATCTTTTAAAGCGATTTTCTTGTTTTTTGAAATGGAGTTCATCAAATTCTTTTACAGTTGGGAGTTTTCGGTGTAATTCTTGAAGTTTCTCCCACTCTTCTTCCTGATTTAATAAATAAGCAAGAGGTACACCGAAATAATCAGCTAGTTGAGCAGCATTTTTGAGAGTAATTTGACTTTCTCCATTTTCCCACCGAGATATAGTTTTTTCATTTATTTTTAAAAAGTTGGCTATTTCTTTCTGAGACTTCTTTTTTTCTTTTCTTAATTCTTTCAATCTATTCATTATTCATAATACCTTTCGTTGCTAATTATAACATTTATTTTTAAAAAAAGACAAAAATGTCTGTAAAAAATTAAAAAAACGCTTGACGTGGACAAAAATGTCTGATATTATAAAACGTGTAAAGGACAAAAATGTCCGTTCTCTCCAACCTTTTACATTTTCAATCTATTTATGGAGGGATATTTTTAGAGAGGAGGAAACCTATGGGGAAACTAAGAGGTTATCGAGTTATGTTAGGACTGACTCAGCAACAAATGGCGGATAAGCTAAAAATTTCTTTGCAGTCATACAACAACAAAGAATTAGGTAAAACGCTATTCAATGACAAAGAACGCCTAGCGATTAAGTCAATGGTTGCAGAAATCGAACCAGACATAACAATAGACGAACTATTTTATAGTTAGAAAGGAGCGAACTAATGGACAACGATTTTAAGACAGTTACAAATGCCAAGGGGCTAGAAATTCCCAAGTATTTCAAGGATTTTAAAAAGCTAGTTGAGAAAGACAGACAACTAGCCGAGTATCTTTGTATGAACTACGAGGGCTTAGAAAGTGAGGACCTGGGCGCATTTCTTGAAACAGTTGAGCAGGGATTCAGCTGGATTCTTGATCTTATCGAAAGTAAAGACTTGCTATATAAACCCAAGTCAGGGACAAAAGCATGAAACAAGATAACAAAAAAAGTCACTTGCTCAAATTTTGGACGAGGCGAGCAAGCGACGAAATCTAGGGTATAGATATTTTTTCTATACCTTGATTATAGCATAGAAAGACAAGGTACACAATGAGAAAACAACATCAAGCAGTAAAATTCAAGGATATTGCTGAAAAATTGCCTGAACTTGAGGGCAAAAACTTAGAAGAAATCGCTGGAGTATTAGGCTATCGAAACCTAGATAGCTGCAAGGTTAATCTCTACAATCTCAGACAAAACAAGCGACTAGGTTTTAAAGTAGAAAAAGGAGTTTACACTAAGTTTGAACTCTTGGACGATACTGTAAAAGAAGAACTGGAAGACAAGGAACTGGGGGAACGTGGTCGCTATTTGAAGAGTGTAGACCGCTACAAGGCTATGTTAAATGCTTTTACTATCGCTTTTGATAGTGCGGTCAAGGCAGAAACTAGACAAAAAGCAGAGCACGACGGACTGAAAGCCTTGGATAGAATCCCAGATAAACACTACGCCCTACTTTATGACATGATGGAGGGATAGGAATGGAAGAAAAAACACACTTCGCTAGATTCATGCGTAGAGCCATGGAGTTAGCAAGGCAATTACATAGTAAAGAAATCCAACGTGAAGAATTTGATAGAGCCTGGAAAAGATTAGGCGATCAAATCGAAAACGAAACAAAGACAAACTAAGAAAACCGAAGAGCAGGCAAGCAATTAGAAAAGGTTTTGAAAAAACGAGTGCTGACAAGGCGAGTCTAGGTACTTGTTTAGAAAAAATGTGGGTGATTATCCGCGAAACATCACTACAAGCATCCGCCAACTTGGGGCAAAAGCCCAGTGTTTGGAGTGGTAGGAAAACTGTATAGGAAACAGGCAAGAAAAAGGAGTAGTAGACTATGACAGAAACAACATACGATATTATCGCTAAAAATTTGGATAGAATTAGTATGGAATTACACCAAGCAGACGAAAATAATGATTTTTTGAGAGGAGGACTGTTATCAAGACAATTAAAAGCTATCAAAGAAAAATTATACCGCTTACTTTGGATTGAACTTCCTGAATTGAATGAATGCCATAAAATAGAGGCAGTCTCTAAAAGCACTACGGGAATGTTTTTCCACCCTGGTATTTTTGAAATGGACGCTATGCGACAATCCTTCTTTAAACGTCAAGCTAAGCACTTTTTTGACAACGAAGCAGAGCAACAGGCGTATATAGAACATGCTGAAAAGGAGTATTTAGAGGCTACTGTAACCTTGAAGGATATCATTTTTAAGTCTAAAAATGGGACTCAGAAAGTAAGTAAAGACTGTCTTATAGAGCAGTTTGAGGAGGCAATGCAATGACACAATCAGAATTTGACAACCGAATGACTAAAATCAAGGATAGACATCCGAACCTCTTTCAGTTCATCATTGACTTTTTAGATGATAAAGTAACTCCAGAAGAGGTGTACGACTTTCTGAAGATGGAGCACAGCTATCAAGTGAATTATATCAAGAATTACCAAGCGAGGGCATAGCATGAATGAACTAGATTTAAGCAACACACAGGCGATTTTTGTTTCCGTGCTATTGATTGGCTTACTGGTTTATCTAAACCGCCGAGACCGTAAAAAAAGCGCCCAAATGGAGCGAGGAAGTACACAGACGATAGAAACACCTAGCGAGGGTTTAAGCCCTGACTATGGGCGATATATTCAACTTGCAGGGGTGAGACCATGGGGGTGATGATATGTTTGAAAAGATGATTGAGGAACTCAAAACAAAAATATTAGAAGCTATCGAACGTTACCTAAAAAGCCGTGAAAAAGTACCGCCGAGACTCACGGGCTTAATTACAGCTCAGGAAACAATGGAAGAGTTAAGCATAAAGTATAAAACACTTCAAAAGTGGGAAGCTGCAGGTTTAAGGCGTTACCAACCTCCACTGGATACCAGAAAAACATACTATAAAGTGACAGATATTCTAAAATTTTTGGGGGTGGATGAATGAGAGTGATGGAGTTGATTTTATCCGCTGATAAATTATCATTATTCGCCTTTCTCAAGTCTAACCCTACCCAAGTATGGAAGAATGGCAACTACTATAAGTTTGTGTACTACGAGCCGATAGGTGAGGGGCTGACGGATTTTCACTACAAAGGCTTATATTTAGCTATCAGAGACGATAAAAACCATAAGGAAGGCTGGGAACTAACTAGATCATTGGAAATTGCTTTGGCTAGTCCTGACTTGCTGACGATCCTGAAAGATTTAGAAGTAAACAAATTGACAGAGCAACGGCAGGGGCTTGGTGTGGAGTTGAAAGGTTGGATTTTTTACCTGATTTGTAACGGGATTTATACCAGATATGAGACTTCGGTCTTTGTTCGTTTACTATTTGTGAATGGCTACAGTTTTAGTCAGCTGGTGGACTTGTTTTCTGCAATCGTCAAACGGAAAGAACTGGCCAGCTATTTCCTAGAAGTAGCAACTAAATTCTATAAGGAGGTGGCTTTTGAATAGTGAAGAAATTGTAAATAAAATCATTGAAGAGAATCAGCCAAGAGCATCGCCTACCGTGGTGGACTTGACCCAAGCAAGAGAGACCAACGAGGATAATAATAGTCTGAATCTAACACCTAAAACCAAAGGGAAAGGCTTTGCCATAACCTTGGACAATCTCAAGAAGATTTTAAGTGAAGATAGCAAGCTGAAAGGGGCTATACAGTACAACACCTTTACTTATGAAATTGATGTTACAAAACCAACAAAGTTGAACGGTAGAACCTTAAGCGGTACAATCGATGATCTGATTATCAGAGAGATTAGGGCTTATATCGCTACAAAGTATAAGTTAGATTATAAGAAAGGGGATATCGCCGATATTTTAGAAGTGGTAGCTGGAGAACATAGCTACAATCCTTTAAAAGACTATCTAGAAGCATGCGAAAGCGAGTATAAAGAGTTAGTGAATCAGCGAGATCCCTTTGATATTCTAAGGCATTATCTGAATATCAAGGATGATGAATATAACCGTATTATCATGGACTTGTTTTTTCGTGGAGCAGTTGCAAAGGTGTTTGATCCCACTATTAAGTTTGATTTTGTGCTGGACTTGACCGGAAGGCAGGGAGTGGGAAAGACTCAATTTTTTGAGGGGCTTTTCACTCACAAGTATTTTACAACCGTTGAAACTTTCACAGACAAAGATGATAAGGCTAGGATGGTGAGAAACTGGTGTGTATTTGATGATGAGATGGTGGCCAGTAAAAAGGCTAGCTTTTCAGAGTTGAAGAAGTTCATCACAGAAACTAAGCTAGAGTATAGACCGCCTTACGCTTCAAGCGATAGGCGCCTTCCTAAGAGTTTTATTATTGTGAGGGCAACTAATGATCACGATTATTTGAACGACCTGACAGGGGAAAGGCGCTTTCTGGTTGCAGAAGTCCACAAGGATACCGCCTATAAGGGCAGGAAGTGGACAGAGAAAGACCGTAAACACTTTTGGGGTGCTATGGTGATAGCTTGGAGATCTAACCAGGTGTTAAACCTGACAGATGAACAGGAAAAACTAGTAAACGATGTAAGAAGTCGTTACAAGTTTGTTGATGAAACCCTTGAGGATTTGGAGCGATATTTAGACATTCCTTACCCCAAAAGGATGTATCAGTTCCCAGTGACAGACAGGACGCGCTACTATTATATCCACGACATGATGAACGAGGGTTATTTTAGAAATAGTAAAGGTGGAACAGTGGAACTTAATACAGACACCTATGGCGAACTAGTAGAACGTGATAAGATGACTATAAACCTATTCTTCCAAGAAGTCTATCTAACTGACAAAGCACCACCAAAGGATAAAGCAAAGGTTAAAAAGTACATGCAAAATAAAGAGGGATGGGAACACAAACGATCTTTAAAATTTGGAAAAAGCGTTAAACCTGGTTACTCAAAAACTAAAAGGTAGTTAAGGTAGTCACTAACTAAAAAAATGACTACCTTTAAGAGAGTGGCTAGAACCTTTAAACAAAAGGATTTAGAAAAAAGGGTAGTTTTTAATGTTTTACTGACTACCCCCTAAACCCTTGATATGATTGACTTTTATATAAAAAAGTAGTTATTTTAGATTATTTATAAAGTATATAGGGTAAATAGAGTTAAGGTGTTTATTATTATTTTTTTGTGAGCAAGGTGACTACCTGACTACGCTTTTTGTAAAACCTTGGGACTGTAAGGCGGAGGTGGTAGTCACTAGATATCCCAAAATGACTACCTTTTTAGAGAAAGGAGGATATATGAACGAATTACACAAAGGTTGGATTTACTTCCTAAGTCGTGGTATAATTAAGAGTGTAAAGTTACCAGAATATGGTGACATTCGGTTGATAATTTCAGATGGTGTTGTGACCATGGTAGAAACCAAAACACAACAAAAATTTTAAATACTGACTTGAAAACAAGAGGTAGGACATAAGACGTAAATTACGTTTTTTGTTCTACCTTTTTTGCTTAAGAATGAAAGGAAATAAAAAATATGACAATGAGACTTAAGGGACAAACAAGAAACGAATACATGCAAGCTAGAGAGGCATTTATGAATGCAGTAAAAACTAATGCTCCACAAGATCAGCAAACAGAACTTTATGGTGATATGCTAGACAAAATGCAGGAACATATGATCGAAGAAGCTAAAACCGCATCATATTTAGAAGATGGCTTTACATCACAGCCTAATACTTTAAAGGGCAATGAAATGGTATTCTTTAATGAGTTTGATAAGAATATCCCTAAAGGGGTGGAAAAACTTCTCCCAGAGGAGACGATTGACAGAATTTTTGAAGATATAAAATCAGAACATCCCTTGCTTGAAAAAATTGGACTAAAAAACCTAGGAATCCGACTGAACTTTTTGACATCAGAGCGTAGCGGTGGAGCAGTTTGGGGCAAGGTTTTTGGAGAAATCAAAGGGCAATTAAAAGCCAGCTTTGGAAGCAGACAAGAAACTCAGCATAAATTAACGGCTTTTATCGTGATCCCGAAAGATTTCAAAGAACTCGGGCCAGTTTGGATTGAAAACTTTGTCAGAACACAATTGACAGAATCCTTTGCGGTAGCATTGGAAGAAGGTTTTTTAAATGGTGATGGTGATAATAAACCTCTAGGACTAACAAGAAAATTGACGGGAGTAGCTCAAGGTTCAAATATTACTTACCCTAAAAAAGAAAAACAAGCTTTAAAATTAACTTTTGAAAATCCTAAAGAAACTGTAAACCAGGTATCAGAGATCTTCAAATTTCACTCTGTAAAGGCTGATGGAGTTAGTTTTGTCGATACGACAAATAAGATTGTTCTTGTTGTGAATTCAGAAGAAATTTGGGAGATCGAGAAGAAACTAATTAATTTCACAGACAGCGCAGCATATAACAAAGCGATACCTCTAAATTTACAAATCATTCCTTCAATATCTCAAGAAAAAGGGAAGGCGACTTCTTTCATTCAAGGACGCTATGATGCGGTTTTAGGTGGAGGCATTAACCTACAACGCTATCAAGATACGTTGGCGCTTGAAGATATGGACCTCTATGTGGCTAAGCAATTTGCTTATGGTAAGGCTCATGATGAAAAGACTGCTGCAGTTTGGGCTCTTGATTTCTCAAAAAATCAAGAGCCAGGTATTGGAGGTTAATCAATGAATAGCACTGATGTTATCAATCTCTTCCTTTTATATCAGGACTATAATCTAGTTTATGTTAATCCATTTCATGAACTCATGAAGGATCTTTTTCATAAACTGAATGAACCAGAAGCTACAGAATTCTTTAGTAAGCAAGAGGAAGCAAAAAAAGAAATACTGAACGAAATCGAAGAGTATAAACAAGACTACACTTCAATTTTAAGCGATATGTTTCTGACAACACGTCAAAAAGAAAATCAGCTAGAAAATGAATTTAAACAGCGAGAAAAAGCTATCAGGGAAAAGTCATTAGTATATTTTAAAGACTGGAAGGAGTTCTCTCAGAACAAAATTTCACCTTTAATTACTGATATGTTATCAATACTACATGAAGAAAATAGTCTTTATCGTTCTGATATCTTTGAGTTTTTAGATAAGCTAAAGAGCTTTTACACTATCGAATCTCACGAGGTAGCTGCTGATGGATTTTTGAGAAGTAAACTCTTAGAGGAATATCAATTCAAGAATGTTGATAAGAAGTTTAAAGACAAGTACTATTACATTAACAAAGGGCAACAACGATACTATGAGCAGGCCATTCTTAAAGAATTGGAACACTATAATCTTTCTTCAGATATGGTTTTATGGAGTGATTTACTTCTAGAAGAGTTAGTGCAAGATGGTAAAATCAAGGGACATAGTGTTGAAGAATTTACAGAGTATATCTCTGGAGTGGTAGATGATTTTATAGATCAGAAAGAGCAAGAACTTATTAAACAAAGGGAAGTCTTTAATGATCTACCAGAGAAAAAGAAAAATATTATTTCTAAATTCTTTGGACAATAA